TCGTTACCAGCTCAAAAGTGTTTGAGGATGGGGTTATGCTTGGGAATGTGTAAGTCGTCATTAACCGAACCTTCTGCGCCGCATGAGATCTTGTATGCTGAGTATCGTTTGTTGCGAAGTCTGCTGCATTGCTGCTCGGATCTTCATATCTACATCAGCCCCAGCGCCAGTTGCGTCTATGTTGTTTACGATAGTAATACCGCCAGCCTGACCTTTCGTGTGATCAATGACAGTTTCATTCGGGTGGAGCATATGCATTTGACCACCTTTACCGTCAAGACCGCCAGCTCTAGCACCGCGACCTGTAAAACCACCGCCTTCAAAAGACTGTGCGCGAATCTGTGCAACTTGACCTAATCCAGCAGCAACTTGAGCGCCAGCCATCACAAAAGATAGTGGTGGTGGGTAACTTGACATCGCAAGCGTTGCGCCTTGATAAGTCTGCATGATTGCTTGGGCTATCTGAAAGGCTTTGTTTAATTGAAACAGCTTCTTGTTATTGGACGCGATTCCTGAAAACTGATTGCTCAATTCACCTAATACATGGCTTGTCTGAGCCGTTGCAGATTGCATTTCAAATTCTTTGCGCTTCTTGGATCCTGCTGCGGCTTGTTCTTGTAAGAATGTCAGTTTCTCCACCAAAGCGCCGCCATTCTCATTTACATCATCAAACATTACTTTTGCAGGTGAATTATTAGCAATTTCTTCAGCCATCCTTCTGCTTGACGCAACGATCTCGTCAAAGGTTGCTTGAATTCCTTCAGATGGTAATGGTTGCGACATCATCGCACTGACGTTATCAATAGCCGCCCCAATTGATTCCGTAAGGCCAGCAGACATTGCTGACATCTTTCCAGTATCAACCAAGTCCATACCGAAGACCGAAGCCATTTTGTTGTACTTGTCCATGATAAAAGTGAAAATAGGATCAATCCTATCTACAACAACTTTTGCCATTTCAAGCATTTTTACTTTAAGGCCAGCAAAACCTAATTGCAGGAAAAATATAGCATCTGCAAACTTGCCATATCCTGACAGCAAAGCGCTAACAACTCGTTCGCCTATGCTCCCGAAGTCTTCGTTGTCTAAAGCTGCTTGCCTGAAATTGTCAGCGACAGTCATAATTAACGGACTAAAAGATGTTGCTAATTGATTTCCTAGACCCGTGAATACAGCTTTGGCTTGAGCAACAGCATCGTTTGCCAGCTCAATCTTTGCGGCATCAACTCTATTAATTGCGATACCAAGATGATCTGCTTCTTCTGCCATCTTGGTCAGGTTCTCAGAACCTTCTCCGATCATATTTAGAACAGAAACACCACGGGCACCGAATAGCTCAGTTGCGATTCTTACCTTGTCTGCTTGAGTTGTTACACCTTGCATCGCATCAGCAACTTGCAACATCTGTTGATCAAGCGGTAGCTTTTCTAATACGCCAGCACTCAAACCCAATTCAATCAAGGCATCCTTAGCCACGCCTGAACCATCGGCAGCATCACTGACACCGACAGCAAGATTCTGAAGTGATTTTTCTAAGGTTTTATTCTCTACGCCAGCAAGACTTGCAGCGTGTTGGAGTCCAGCAAGTTTCTCAGTCGCTATACCTAAACGATCAGAAGTCTTTGCAAGCGCGTCAACAGATGCCATCGATGCTTTGGTTAAAGCTACGCCAGCAGCAATACCAGCAGCACCAAAAGCTGCGCCGATCTTTGCGATCTTGGTGACGGATGCACCGATTGACTTATTGAGACCGCCTAACTTCTTATTAAGCGAATTGAAAGCAGCAGCAGTCTTGTCATGCGCTGTTATCTGTAGTTTAACGTCCCGAGCCACGATTTTTCACCTCAAAGTATGCGATCCACCCCTGAAACTCGACCACGCCCATCTCTAAAATTTCTTCAACTGTCTTGTGAAGATGTTCCGCTAGTTGGTAGCAAAACAGTAGGGCATGATCGTCTGTCAGTTTTTTTCGAGATCCTCATCCTTGGGCTGCATTTCAGCAATTTCGCCAGCTACTCTGATCAGTACGTCAGGGTCAACTGATCGGACTATCTCGACCAGTTCCAGCTTCTTGAAACAAGGATCACCGTTGTCATCTACCAGATAATAGATCAGGGTCAATGCAAGACCTTCATCCATTTTATCGGAAGTCAGTTTGCTTTGGATTTCCATCTTCTTCTTGACGGATATCTGTGGCCGCACAAAATAACGCCCACCCCATTCTGGTATATCAATCGGGTTAGGATCACTAGCCAAGACAGTCTGATAATGCTGCTTGGCCTTTTCTAAGATGCCCATTTAAACAGTTGACGCTGTTAAGGCACCTGATCCCTGAAACGTAATAGACGCTTCAACCATTCCGTCAAAGGACGCTGAACGATTTACGCCCGTAACAATGCAAGTTCCACTGTAATAAGTGTCCCCAGCAGTTTCGCCTTCTGGGTAGAACCCGATAGTGACGGAAGCACCAACCGTGAGTGCGCCTTGGCCTGAAGTATCAGTCTCATCCCAGTAAACATCAGCCGAACCAGTGAAAGATGTTAGCGTTGAAATGTAGCTTCGCGCCGCATCAGTCATCACTGTATCTTCAACAGTGTCACCTGTCTCATCGATAGAAAAAGATCGAAGTTCAGCGACTGAATTAGCACCTACTTTTACAACCCCATCTCTGCCTATATGTGTAGCCATTTTTAAGACTCCTTATCTTGAACAGTTTCAGCCTTTTTGGCTGCTTTCTTTTCTTTCGCTGGCTTCCAACCTTTAGCCAGCATTGATTCTACTTTAGACGGATGAGCAACAACCGTCAGTTTTCCATCTGGACTTTTAAGTTCCATTTCTGGCTCCTATAAAGGTACGTCTGGACTATCTACAGCAGTCCGATATTGTACTAGATAAGTCAAGGATACTACACCAATAGGTTGTTCGCCTTCACCGTTATAACTAATTTCTGTGCCTGATAGATAAGCAAACTTCGCCAGTCCGTTCAACGTCCTATCAGCTCCTAAAGCTATTTCTACTTCTTTACAGATATCATCAACCACATCATCAAAATCTGTTGTTCCTTTCACATAACCTTCAACGACTACCGATAGTTCACGGTTAGTCACCAAAGATGGCCCCATGATGTCGGTCGCTGAATCTTCGCTAGTCGAATAAACTAACAAAGCTGGCATGTTGCTATCAGACAATGGATAGACCCTAGACTGAAATACGTTAGAGCCTGTTGTAGCCAATCCTGTGACCGTTGTGGCTACCTGTTCCCTGATCTGTTGTCTGACATGATCAGCCATTATTGTTCCTCTAAAACAGCAGCAACTACGCCAGTCTCATCAGGCTGAACGCTGACTATCTTGTACGTTGTGGCATCTTTGATTGTGTTGCCACTTAAATCTGTAATTGCAGCAAAGGCTAGTTGATCGCCAAAAACCGCTGCTCTGAGATCCTTGGCTTTGCCGTACACAATAGGCTGGCTTCCGTTTACTCCAACACTTTCACCAGTTATCTCAAAATATTCTCGATCCAATATAACTTTTATGGTTGCCGCTGATCCGCCTGATGGCGTATAGGTACAGGAAACCCCATGACCCAATACGTCAAAGTAACCATCAAAGTCTGAATCAAATTCTAAGCTCATCGCTTGGCGACTTTCTCAACTGCCTTCTTTGATAAAGGCTTTGGATCCATCTTAATTTCTTCAGCATGGCCTGAACTGATAAACTGTCGGGCTTCTGCTGTAGATAAAACAACCATATCCCCTGCGTTTCGCGGTACACCGTGAACATGGCAAGGCATCTTGATTACTAATTCCATAATAACTCCCATAAGATTGGGGGGCCGAAACCCCCCTTTCTTATTAGCTTGCAACGATGTCTTTGATTACTGAGAAAGACTCAGGATATCTTAGAGCAACATCTAAATCTTGGAAGAACGCGAGTCGCGTACCACCAGAAGTAGACAAGCTGCTTTGATCAACAACAACGTCAACACCTGACCAGAAACCGATCATGATCTGGCTGAAGTCGCCGTAGATCATTGCTGACAGGTTAGAGCCAGTGCCTTTGGTCAAGTCAGAAGGAACAACGGTGCTAGAAGCAACATTAGTACCCAAGATTGACTGGTTGGCATCCATGATGAAGTTGCCTTCAACGCCGCTAGCTTGCTTACCAGTAGTCCGTAAAGCCGCGATGACTTTAGGATTGGTCAAGAAAGCAGAGCTATTGATGATGGCATTGTCTTCTTCAACAGCTTTCATCATCTCAACTACTTTAGCGTAGGTGATTGCAGCACCATTGGTGCCCATAGCAACTACGTTAGTAGAGCCGTTAGCAATGATCCCAGATGGCCCATTAGCAGCACCGCCTTCAATAGCAGCATCATCAATTCTTCGTGCGAAGGTGTTGATAATGTCGTTACGGAGGACTTGTTCTACTGATGGATCTGACTGCTGCATTAAGCGCCGTGATACGTCAACGTAGGCCGCTAGCGTTTTCGGAGACATCGTCACCTGTGCAAACGTAGCTGCACCTTCACTAGGCGCTGAACCTTCAGCAACGAATGCTGAGTTGGTTACAGAAGCACTGAGCTTAGGAATAGCAACATCACCTTTCAGACCTTGCATGATGCGAGCACCCAAAGAAGCTACAGTCAAACGACCATACAATGCTTCGATGAATTGATCAGCAAGATGATCAGTACCAACCAAGAAACCACCAGCAGAAGTTGGTGATTTAGTTTGGTCTCGCTGACCCCAATTGATGTTAGCAGGAACGTAGAAACCACGGGCTTCTTTGCCAGAACGGTGTGCGATCTCATCAGAGATTTCACGCTCGTAACCAGCTTCTCGCCAGTCGCCAGATGAAGCAGCTTTGATAGCTCGGATCAAGCTATATTCACGCTGTTCACTTTTGGCTACGTCAACGACAGCAGCAGGAGTTTCTAACGGACGATCATTTCGGACAGCTTCAAGAAGCTCGCCTTTGAATTGATCAACGGATACACCACGCTCGATAGCTTTCTCGGCTAAATCGCGCTGATTATGATGCTTACCCAAAGAAATGATTTCACCGACATTGGCTAACGCTTCTGCCTTGGCTGAATCACTTACTTGGCGAACATCTACTTTTACTTCTTCAGTCATAGTAGTCACCTTATTAGTGTTTAGAGTTTTTTCTACGGATCGGCCAACGCCAACGAATTTAGAGGAATCAGCAGGAATGCTGACAATCGATGCTTCCATCGGTGTCCAACTAGCCCTGTAATACTCCTTTCCTTCGCCGTCTTTGGCACGAACCATCTTTGTGACGCTATAACCGACAGAAATATTTTGCTTAATTCCTTTCGAAACGTCAGTAAAAACCTCTTGAGCCAAGGCTGAATTGCCAAATTCAACCAACGCAACAGTACGCCGCTGCGTCTCGTCAAGGTAAAACGATCTCACCACACCTATCTGTTCATCCATTTTATGGTTGTTCAGAAGTGGAGCGCGACCAGAAGCCATAAATTCCATATTTATGTCTTCTTTATTATGGCTCAGAACCTCTAAGCCAAAATCTCGTTCAACTGGCGTCTCTGATGAAACACCAATTCGGACAATCCTTTTTTCCTCGTCAATAGCTCCGCGAGAAAGGTCGATTGTCCTATAAATTACTTTGTCAGATACCATATCACGGGCCATTGCCTGATATTCTTCATCGTCGGCTTCTGCTGTTGCTTCCACAACTTCTTCAACAGCTTCTTCTTCAGTATCTTCAACAACTTCCATATCGTCTTTTCTGAACTCGACGATAAAGCTGTCTTCGGTTTCTTCAACCCCTATAACGTGTCTTTCCATTTTAATTACCTCTTGTTCAGGCTCAATAGTATCAGATTTGTCAATAGATTCAGACCATCTTTCATCTTTTTTCATCTGTTCAACAAGTCTTTTTGACCAGCTGAACCCAGCATCACCACCCCAAAGCGCCCAAGCTATCCGTCCGTTTGACGGGTATCCTTCTTCGCCTTGCTTAAAGCCTTCACCTTGCTTGTCTACTTCATGCCGTGAAAAGTATGAATACATCCTTTTAACAGTAGAATCTGACAGATCTTTGTCGTTAACGATGTCTCTGGCTCTGGCAATTCCGACTTCTGTACCACCTCTGCCGAACTCACGCCGCCAATCAAGACCGCGTTGGGCTTCTTCCTTCATTCCGCTATTCGGCTTCGGCATCGTCTCGGCCTTGAACATCTGCGTCAACTGGCATCTTCATTCCGAACGGTTGGAACGCTGTCTTCACGCCATACTGTTCAGCAAGTTTCTGTTCGCGTTCGTGCTGCTCAAAAAGTTCTTCAACATCACGTCCATAGTTAGCTTCGATGTCTTGATAGGTCACAATCCCGTTCTGAAGGCCAGCAATGTTAGCTTGCATTTCCTTCTGCGGATCTACCCAACCCCAACTGCGAGGAATGTAAGAAACGCCATCTGCGAATTTGTCGTACTTTACAATCGGAAGGTTAATGCTTCTGGTCATTGCATTCTTGAGCCAGCTTCTAAAGATAGGCTCCATGAAATGCTCGATCATGAACTTCTGAAGCATTCTGTACTGATCTCGATCCTCTAAACTACCAGCCCGCAAGGATGAATAGTTGACGCTAGAAAGATCGTTTGAGATTGAATGGTATGAAATATTCAACCCTGACGCGATGCTTCTAAGAATAGCTGTGCTGAAACTTTCAAACGCTGTAGTAGGATGCGCTGGGTCGAACGCTTTAAAATCCATCCCAGCAGGGAGCTGCTCAAATGTCGCGGGTTCTGCTGACATGATCGGCGTGTATTCATCCTGAACATCTTCACCAACATAACCATCACCAGCAGGACTGGTAAAGAAACCCATCTTCGCAGATGCAACCCTAGCAGCGGTGATCTCAGCTTCATAATACCCGTTCAACATTTTGATATTGCCCATCACGGGCGCTACAAACGGATAACCACGGGTCTGCTCAGGTCTTTGTCGGACAAAAGCATGAATGACTTCTTCTGCTGGGACTCTAATCGTCTCATTGCTTTGGCTTAAACCTAAATCATTCGGATGGTTCTTATACAAGTGATATGCAACAGGCTTTCGCTTGTCGTTAATCTCAACGCCCATAACGACCTTATTGCCGTTCGTGTAGATCTCGTTCTTGGTGTCGTTAAGGTGATCAGCTTCAAGAAACTCAATCTTGTAACCAAAGTCACTTGTAGGATCGGTGATTTGACGGATTAAAACCTCACCATCACGGGCCAGAGCCTCGATAAACATCCTTTGACAGTCGATCAAAGACATCTGACCATCAACTGTGCAATTTCCTTTCTTGGCCCACTTCTTCCAAGCTGCTTCAATCGTTGAATTCGCAATCGTATCAAGACTGCCATCAGCATCACGGGACTTGGCATTTACTCTAATGCCGTTATGTCCGACCACGTTAGACGTTAGAAGGTTTAGATATCTTGCGACATAAGCGTCATTTCGTGACAATTCACGGCTTCTATTTCTCAACGTGACCAGTGCTTGCCTTAGTTCCTGATCTGCTGAAGCTGATGAACTAAAAAAGTCGGCAAATAACCGACCACCTTGAGCGCCTTTAAACGATCTTTGTAATTTGACCGCCTTGCGAACCTCTTTACGTTTAAACGGATTCCAAGCCATTAAAATCTTACTCCGATTAGGTTGCCGCTCGGCTTCTTGTTACGGATTCGAGCCTTCTTGACTTCTTCGTTGTATTCGGCGCGGTATCTATCTCTGACAGTAAATAGCTCATCGATAGACATCCTAGAAAGGCTTCTGCCAGCGATACTGAATGAACTTTGGTCGATAGTAGCCCTGTTCTCAATAACAGCCTGAACAGCGTCTAAGACCTTTTTGGCGTGTGTCCTAAGATCTGCGTTTGTGTCTGCGTAGTTAGCAACCAAGGTTGTCAAACCGTTATCAACTGCGACTCTTTCTGAATCAGAAGTCCTTGTGATGAACGCATACCACTTATACTGATGGGCGTTATAGTTCGCTGTAGTAGATGAATCGACTTCTACGATATAGGCTGTAGTCGTTTCTGAAGCCGTAATAGTGAACTGATGATTACCACCGCCGCCAGTTTCACAATGAAATTCATACGTTAAAGCGTACTGGTCTGTCGGATAATCCGTAACAAGGTCAGGACGTTGCCAAACCCAACGATCACCAACAACTAAAGTCTCAGGTTCTTGGCTTGGGTAATTCTCACTATCAAAAAGGTTAGCCATTCTATCGCCATGCGTTAGTGTAATTTTGTCGCGGCCTTCTTTGCACAGGTCTCCTTTGAACAGGAGCTAAATCAGGCTCGACTTCTTCAACCAATTCTGGTTTTTCCGATTTTGCCTGAATCCTAGCCGCAATGCTATTGACATTCGCGTTGATTATACTATATGCGCACCAACTGTACACCATGCAATCCAGCGATTCATTCCTTGGGCGGATTTTCTGAAATACCCGCTTTTTATATCCTCTAACGAATCTGGTAACGATCTTCTCAGCCGTAAGCTGTCGGAAGTATTCATCGTTTAGAATGTCTGAGAAATGAACGAACCCAGCGCCTTCTTCTTGAATTCTTAGCCTCGCAAAGATCATATCTTTAGCGGTATCAACTCCGACTGGGAACAATCGGCATCTGACAGTGTTATTCCTTGAAGGCTTTCCAGCTATGGGTCTGCCTTCACCACCCACACCCTTGACCGCGAAGACCCTGCGACCGAAGTTCTTGTTGGCGTACTGATAGACCGTGTTGGTAAAGTGACCGCCAGAGTCGATTGCTGTGGCTCTGATAGCCAATTCTCTGCCGTCTTCTGTTTCAAATGTACGCGATATCTGGGAATCTAGCGCACTCCACAATTGAGGTGTAGACGGATCACCATACATTATCTGATGATCTATAACCCAAGATTCCTCATCTTTCCCAATTCCCATAAACGTCATTTCTAGTCGGTCGTCCTGAACGTCAACGCCCGCGACAATCAAAATAACCCCTTCAGGCACTTTGTCGAAATGTTCTTTCCTTTCCATCAGGTTCAACTCGCTGACAGATTCTCCTGCGTCCTCCCAGACTTCCCCTAAATATGTATTCGTCCAGACTTTAAGTTGTTCTGGGTTCTTCTTGACCGCTAAGAATTCCCTAACGCCGTCAGCCAATGGTGTCCAAGGTGAATACAGTCCTGATATCTTGAAGCCAGCAATGCCTTTAAAGTCTTCTTGAGCTACCCAACGACCGTTCCTGATAGACCATCTTCTATCAGCATCAGACCAAAGAACCCCGCACTCGTCACATAAGTATTGAGCCGTATCGGGATCTTGGTCAGTCCATCGGACGCTTGCCCATTTTAACGTCTGCTCATGGTCGCAATGCTTGCAAGGAATAAAATATTCACGCTGATCAGATCCTTCATAGGCATCTTCTATTCTTGAGACACCCTTGATCGTCGGGGTCGATACCATGATGATCTTGCGGTTCCAGAAAGTAGACGTTCGCTTCTTACCTAGATTGACAGGGTCGCCTTCTGATCCTGCTGAAGCTGGGAATCTGTCAACCTCGTCTGCTAGTAAAATTCTGATTGGTCTTGAAGCAAGTCCTGCTGGACTATTAGCACCGACCAGAGAAAGACTACCTGCTGGAAAGATCTTGTGAAGCGTTGTGTTGCCTGAATCCCTAGCCCTTGGATCTTTGACTTTACCTTGAAGACAAGGCGTAGCCCTGAGAAGACCGTTAGCGATTCGATCCTTTGAGAACGACTGCGCCATTGATTCGGTAGGTTGTAACATTAGGATCGGACAAGGATCGTGATCGATGTGAAAGCCGATAATATTTAATAGAGCCTCAGACTTTCCTAGTTGCGCCCCAGCCATGACAACGACTTCTTTGACTTTAGGGTCAGAGCAAGCGTCCATAATCCCGCGCTGGTATTCTGCGCGAGACGTTCGCCAGATTCCCGCCTCTGCGCTAGTCTGCGAGTCTAGTCGCCTTTGAAGGTCTGCCCACTGACTGACGCTTAGTCTTTTTGGTGGTTGCAGTGCTCTCATCGCTTCCTTCAGATGAGTCTTTAGGTTTGCTAGTCCTCGACGCTGAAATTTTTGGGTCATAGTTTGATAGTTCTTCTAGTGCTTCATTCATTAGATCTGCGAGCATGGCTTGTATCACGCCAGCATCAGATTCGCTAGCCACAATTGGTGCGGCCTTGCTAGGGATGCTTGTCAACTTCGCTTTGAGATTAGCCAGTGTGTCAGTCCAAGCCTTCACAACGTCTTCAACAATCACTAGCTGATTTCTGACTTTGGCTAGATCTAGCTCCGAAAGCTCTGCTTCTGCGTTCATTTTGCGGGTTCTGGCTTCATCGTATGTTCCGCCAATTTTTACGCCACCAGTGCTCGCCATATAACTTTCCGTTCTAAATTAGTTCGTTCTTATTCCATTCCTACTTACACACCGCGCTCGCTAATAACCCTTACAGGGAACGCCCAGACAGTACCTTTAGTACCCCCCAGTGCCGTTTGAGTGTATTCATGGGCATTTAGGCTTCAGATCTTTGAAGTCGGGCCAGAAGCCACCACAGACGTTCTCAGCGTACTCTTTGCTGATCTGTTGTTCGTGGCTGAAGTCTTGGTTGCCGATCAGTCCGATGACAGCGATGACTGTAATGGCGATTAGAATCTTTTGTAATCTATTCATGCTGCAATCTCCATCATTGAGCTGATAGCATAGATGTTCTGGATCTTTTGACTATTACCATACGCATCTTTAAGTATGGCTTCTTGTGTTTGATCTATCATCAAGCCGCCAGAGTAAATGAAGCAATGATCGCGAGTGGTAACAAAGTATTGGTCATCGCTAAGATTTAATTGATCTAAGTCCTTGACCTTCTTGAAACGACTTACACTGCTATCCAATCTTTCTAACTCAATGCCAAGGCCAGCAGCAGCCTTCTTAACTTCAGATACATCTAAAGATCCGCCCCAAGCGGCAGTCTTTCTTTCAGTATCTTTGATGATATCCCAAAGATCTTGGCATGACTGACCAGAAACATAAGCTAAAGCAAACACACCGCAACATTGATATTCGCTTGCGTCTTTACCGTTAATCATTCTTTCCATGTTCTTCCCCTCAGTTGATGTAACGATTATCGTTTACTAATCAACTATAGTCAACACTTTTTGCAACTATTTAGGATCAGCCATAGCTTTTCTTAAATGCTTGATGAACTTATCCTCGAAGCCATGCTTCTGCGAGAACACATAGCTCTCCGTTATCTTGCCGAACGGGAACAGTGGTTTGTACTTCGCGTCCTTCTGGTAGGCTGCGACCATACGGATCTTCTGCCCACCTCGCTTAGTGCTTCTGCCGTACCGCTCCCATATCCCCTCACTTTGCTTCTTAGCGCCGTTAGGAGTGCCTGAAAAGAACTTAGACTTGTCTTGTAGCATTGAGTCAATAGCGCCGTCCTTGAAGTTACCAAAGGCGTTTAGGTATCTCTTAGAGTGTCTTGTTGGAATCTTTATAGCTCGTTTCTTGGGAAACCTTGTGCCGCCATTCACCATGAAGCCCATGTAATCAGCGTTGCGATCATCCCAAAATACTGTAGCCGTTAGGCTGCGCTTAGATGATTTGTCATAGAAGAAGTTCTTTTGTGTGAACTTCGTTGATCCTTTGCCTGACTTCTTGTCAAACTTCTTATTGGTAGCTCTACCGATGACACCTGTGCCTTTCTTATCCTTGGTCAATTCATAGGCCAACTGATTCAGCGTCTGACTGGTAGCAAACGGAATCTGTTTCTTCTGCGTTCTGGATAGGTCTTTTGTGACCTCTTTGATGTTGCTTCTTAGATCAATCTTCATCAGCGAGTTCCTGTATCTCAGTGAATATCTCTTGAGTTGCTAGATATAAATAGCCGATCTCAGCCATTAGATGCTGCACGTCATAAGACTTCTCACCTGTGTAGCATAGATCCCATTCAACAAAATCCTCTTGCTCACGCTGAATTAAGAACTTAATGTATGTGATCTTGCCTTGTCTCGCATCCTTCAATAGTTCCTTCAGGCATTCTTCTACCTCGTTGCCCGTGAACTGGGTCACTGTTCCCATAGTAATCCTTGAGCATATTCGCTATGTATCCTTCGATGAATAATAGCACAAAGATCGGGAATGCTAGGATCGCGGTGATTGTGAAAACAATACAAGAAACGGCGTATAAAACAGCGATAATTTTATTCATGGTCTTCCTCATAACTCCAATCACAGTCAGTGCATTCAGTTCTTGCCCACGTTCCCAAGATCTTAACCGCTGGCTCACCACACATCGGGCAAGTAATTTCGTTCCAAGGCGCATTGGGATCTTCCCAAGCCCCAGCAGGATAGTTGCTCATACGGCCTTCCTCCAACTCCCAGCAGTCCTAAGATGCTCAGGCTTTGGCCTCTTGACTATCGGGATGTCTCTAGGCGCTATCTCATGCACATCGTGCGCGAACTCCATCGCCATGTGCAAGGCATCCATAAGCTCGTCAGTCTTACGGTTAAACTGCAAGACCTCCCACTCAAACTTGGAATTCTTAGACCACCAAGATCCTTGAATGCCTGTCACTGATTGGGCTGTACGTTCAGCTTCCTTCAAAGTGGTAGACAGACCACCGTACTCAGCGCCGTCAGATGGGTTGGTGAACCGATACTTGATAATCCTCATCGTTCATCCTTCTGTAGCTTATCCAATAAAGACAGGACATCTGGCAAAACCTGCTTGTGGTACTCGTCCACATAGTCAGGCCCGTAATAGTCCAAGACCTTAATCAAGGTCATCCATGCCTCAAGCAGTTCAGTTCTCGTTGGCTGCATCTTGTTCTCCGTTTGGTTTCCTAGACCCCGCAGGGTTTCGACCTTTACCAGAGGTCTCGTCAGTAGGATTTAAGCTGTCGCTTTTTGCGGTATCTTTTCAACTGATGGAATAACGCTTGCGAATGTTTCTAGTTCTTCTTGCGTTGATCCCATGACCCAGATCGTGCTGTTGAAGTTTGCAAGCTGGTATCCATCTTTGAGCCAGACCATGTATTCTTCTTCAGCATAATCAATATCCAGAATATATTTCTTGTATTTTCCTGCGGCCTTCATGATATCGGCCTCGGTGATCTCGTCTTCGTACATTGTTGCTACCTCCTAGCTGGTTTTGGGGCCGAAGCCCCGTTTGATATTATCTAGCGACAAAATCGATGATTGTAATGTTGCCTCGAAAGTCGCAAGAATATTTCAAAAGCGCGAATTTAACG